ACCAGTGGTAAGCGAGGGTGGTTCAAATGGAGAATGATGTTTTACCTGGTATCTTGCAAGAGGTTCAGGAGAGGTTTGAGAGAGATTTCGGTAAGAGTGAGATTGTCAAAAATGCTTTTGCTGCGCTGAAGGCAAAAAAGGCCACTTACAAAACTGCAAATGAGTTTGCGATTGAAATTGGTGATATTCTCTCGAAGGCTCTAGGAGCGTCCCTGAGCACCGATAAATTACCAGACGGAAAAATGTACTACAATATCGCTCAGCGTTTGCTGACGGACGTGCTAGGACGAAATCACGAGCTTGTGAGTGGTTATGCTAGTGATGTTCAGAAGAATTTGAATGATGAAGCAAAGATTGGTCTCAAAGTGCAAGTTCCTGAATTAAATCTGGATCGAATAGCTGGCATTGTCAATCGCTTTTCGTCTGAGGAAAATTTTGAGGATGTCAGTTGGTTGCTCGGTGAACCTATTGTGAACTTCACACAGTCAATTATTGATGATAGTATTCGGAAGAATGCCGAGTTTCATGCTAAAACTGGTTTGGTACCGACGATCAGTAGACACTCTACTAGACGTTGTTGCAAATGGTGTGATAGCTTAGTAGGAAATTACATATACGGTGAAGAACCAAATAATTTCTACAGAAGGCATCAGCATTGTACTTGTGTAATTGACTATCATCCTAAAAATGGTAAGGTTCAAAATTCTTGGACTAAAAAAATCAGAAATGAGAGTTCTGATGAATTAGAAAATCGCAAGAGAATGAATATTGATGTGCGTGATAATAATCGCAAAGCAGATATTCAGGAATACAAGAAAATAGTTGATGTTTTAGGAGTTCAAAACGCTCCTATTTCACTAGCAAAGTTTCAGGATTTGAAGTATAATGGTGGTGAGGGATATGAACGCTTAAAAGGTGTAGTTTATATCCAGGAAAACTTCAAAAATGGCACTTGGCTGGATAAAATCAATCCAGAAAAACAAGCTAGACATATTCAATCAACATCACTGACTGGAAAGAGCTATTTTTATGATCATGTGGATATCAATGCTCTGTACGATAAGTACAAGATGACTGGATTTTTAGAAACAAGTAGAAAAGGCGCTCAAACCAGCAATGAAAAGGTTGATTTGTTTGAAGATAGGCCGTTAGGAATTGATGTATATACTGGTAAGCCGGTAAATGCTATGACAATCAAATATAGCAAAACTGGTGCACACTTGATACCGACATACTACGAAAGGGGAGACTGATGGAACTTAGAGAATTTAATAACAAGGTTGTCAGAATCACCGATATTGACGGCCAAACATTTGAAGGTGTCTGTCTTTATGAGGACAAGGATGTCTATGATGAAGAACTAGATGGGTTGTCCGTTAAGTCAGGAACCCGGTGGACAAAACTCTTTGAGGATGAAATCAAGGAAGTTGAAATTATAGCATAAGCACGTTGACAGTGGTCAGGGTGCTTTTATTGTGCTTCAGTTTAGGAGGTGATCCGATATCTCCCAGCGATAGGGTTATCATGCGATGACGATTGAAAGGAATGTGGAATGGCGAGGAAGAAACTTGGCAATCAGAATCCTACTCAATCGGTGATTTTAAAATACGTCAAGAAAAATTCAAAAGCTAAAGAAGCGATTGAACTTTACGAACGGACTGGTCTTTCTTGCTATGCCTGGCAGAAAAATCTCTTACTGCCTATGATGGCCATTGACAAGAATGGTCTTTGGGTGCATCAGAAGTTTGGCTACTCTATTCCTCGACGAAACGGAAAATCTGAAATTCTTTATATTCTTGAAATTTGGGGCTTGCATAAGGGATTGAATATCCTACATACGGCTCACCGAATTTCTACATCTCATGCCTCTTTTGAAAAGGTCAAGCGATACCTTGAAAAGATGGGGTATGTGGATGGTGAGGATTTTAATTCCATTCGAGCCAAGGGGCAGGAGCGGATTGAACTTTATTCAACAGGTGGTGTTGTCCAATTCCGTACCAGAACATCAAATGGTGGTCTTGGTGAAGGGTTTGACATGCTGATCATTGACGAGGCTCAAGAGTACACGACCGAGCAAGAATCTGCTTTGAAGTACACGGTTACGGATAGTGAAAATCCTATCACAATCATGTGTGGGACACCTCCGACACCTGTTTCAAGCGGTACAGTCTTTACTAAGTACCGAGAGACTTGTCTTTTTGGGAAAGGGAAGTATTCGGGCTGGGCTGAGTGGTCGGTTTCTGACGAAAAGGAAATCGACGATGTGGAAGCCTGGTATAATTCCAATCCATCAATGGGCTACCACTTAAATGAGCGTAAGATTGAGGCAGAGCTTGGTGAGGATAAGCTGGACCATAATATCCAACGTTTGGGATTTTGGCCAACTTACAACCAGAAATCTGCTATTTCTGAAACTGAGTGGAACGAGCTCAAGGTGGATGATATTCCAGAATTGTCTGGCAAGTTGTCTGTTGGTATTAAGTACGGCCAAGATGGAACGAACGTGGCATTGAGTATTGCTGCACGGACTAAGGATGGTCGTTACTTCGTTGAGACAGTCGATTGCCAATCTGTTCGTAATGGGAATGAGTGGATGGTTGCTTTCTTGCGTCAAGCTGACGGGGCTCAAATTGTCATTGATGG